TAAAGTTAATTAACTCAGTTCTTATTCCCTGAAAATCTCTGGTTGTGTAGGATATTTTTTTCTCAGCCATATACTATTAAATATTGATAATAACAAAATCACTACTTTCAAAGGCTTGATTTGTGACTCTATAGTCTATTTTAATTTTTGCGGTATGTTCTTTTTCACTAATACCTTGTACCTTAAATTCTCGTTCTCCATCTGAATTTATATAAGTACCTTTATTTTCCTCACCTAAAGAAGCATCTGTTATCGAAATATTCGTTATTAAGACACCTGGCATATATTTTTCTACCGAATCTCTAATCTCACCCTCAATTTCACTGAACGTAGGACCATCAAGTGGTTCAAAAATATATTCATACAATCTTGTTCCAAAATCAGGAAGATAATATCTATACCCCTTTCTAGTTAACAATAAATGAATTAAATTACTTCTAACTTCCTCATCGGTATTATCAGAAACATCCAAATATTTACCAACGTAAGATTCTCTAAAAGGAAAATTTATTCCATATGTGATTCCATTTGCCATATCTAATAAATATAGTATCGATGTGTTTTGAATAAATACATATAAAATAAAAAATCACGACCTAAGCCGTGATTTCCCTTCGTGATACGCTATTCATCTTACGATGAACAACCAAAACATTCAAACTCAGTATTGTCAGGTTTTGGAGGTAGATTCATATTAGAAAAGTCTACTTTAGGTGTTTCAACTTTTTTAATCGGTTCTCTTTTTGTCATATCCAACGCTAAGTGTTTCGCTCCTGTTGAAATTGCTTTTGTTCTTACGTAGTAACAAAGTGTTTTTAATCCTTTCTCCCATGAATGGAAGTGTGATGAGGTGATCTTAGATAATGTTGGGTTTGACATATAGATATTCATCGATTGTGATTGGTCAATGAATGGTGCTCTGTCCGCCGCCATGTTAATAAGTTCTTTTTGTGAAATCTCCCAAATTGTTTTATATTTTGGAATCAAATGCTCAATTCTTTTAACTTTCTTATTATAATTTTTGTCTTCAGAATCTAAATAATTATTGAAATTAATGTTTTGGATTGATCCTTCATTCATGATAATTTCATTCTTTAAATCTTCTGACCATATACCAATTTTCTCAAAGTCCGCAATTAAGTATTTGTTCACAATCATAATCTCACCACCAACTACTCGTCTGTTGAATAACGCTGAGTGAGCAGGTTCTGTCATTTCAAATGATCCTGTAATTTTAGCTGAAGATGCAACAGGCATTTGTGCCGTGAATAATGAGTTACATACTCCATACTCTTTAACATCTTCTTTTAATTTATTCCAATCCCAATATCCTGACAAATCATTTTCATTCAAATCCCACATATCAAATTGGAAAATACCTTTAGACATTGGTGATCCCTTAAAGTGTTTGTATGGTTTGTGTTTACCATTTTTACATAACTCATTACTTTCGTATACCGCCCCGTAATAGATGGTTTCAAAAATTTGTTTGTTCAAGATTTTTGCTTCTTCATCTGTAAAGATTAAGTCAAGTAAGTAAAATACGTCAGCCAAACCTTGTGTTCCGATAGCAATTGCACGTTGATCCAAACCACCTTTCAATCCTTTCTGTGTTGAGTAATTATTGATATTTACAACTTTATTTAAAGTTCTAACTACTTTTCTTACTTCATTAAACAACAATTGGAAATCAAATTTACCATTAGTAATAAAGTTTTTAAGTACTATTGAAGATAACGTACAGATAGCCGTTGTTTCCTCATCCGTGTACTGATAAATCTCATTACAAAGATTAGATTGTTTGATCACACCGATGTTTTGGTGATTAGTCTTTCTGTTTGCACTATCTTTAGAACATAAGTAAGGAATTCCTGTTTCAACTTGTGATTCGATAATTTTAGACCAAATGTCTTGTGCTTTAACTTTTTTACCTAAACCTAAAGAAACCGCCTTATTGTAATTTTCTTCATACTCATCACCAAACGATTCTTGTAATGGTTTGATGCCCGCAGTGATAATGTCGTTAGGGCAGAATAAATACCACTCAGTATTATCTTTTACCGCTCTCATAAAGTTATCAGGAATCCAAAGTGCCGTAAACAAATCACGAGCTCTTAATTCTTCCGCACCTGTGTTCTTCTTAATGTCTAACAAATCAAAGATATCTTTATGCCAAGGTTCAAGATAGATAGCTGCAGATCCTGGTCTACGACCTTGTTGATTAAAGAATCTTAATGACTCATTAACTATTTTAAGGTATTTCAACAAACCACCTGCGTACCCACCTGATGTAGATATTCTACTTTCTTTACTTCTAATGTTAGACATTGACAATCCAATACCAGCCGCATCCGAAGAATAAGTTGATATATCTGTTAATGTATTTAACAATCCATTTCTTGAATCTGAATTATTGTAATGTAACACACAAGACGCTAATTGAGGTACTTTTGTTCCCGCATTAATCATAATTGGTGTTGCCTTAGAAATAAGTTGGTTAGATAATGATTTGTAGTATTCAACCGCATCAACAAAGTTATCCGTAACCCATAATGCAACTCTCATATACATATGTTGTGGTCTTTCAACAACAACACCATTAGGTCTTTTTAAAAGATACATTTCTTGTAATGATCTCCATGCAAAATAGTCAAAGTTATAATCATTTTCATGGTTGATTACCTCATCAATACTATCCCCACCATATTCGTTAATAGTTTCGATTAATTTTTCATTAATGATCCCATCACCATATAATAACATCATAGTTTCACTAAAACTAGGATTTGTTTCTTTGTGGTACGATGAAATCGCAACTGAAGAAGCTAATCTTGAGTAATCGTGATGACTACCAGTATAAGACGCGGCAATCTCATAAATTAATTTATCTAATTCTTTTGTCGTTATTTCACCTTCAGTTGGTACTGAAGTAATAACCTTAATAAAGATCTCGTCCGAATTAACATTCAAACCTTTTGCTGCTCGTTTAACACGTTGGTAAATTTTTTGTGGGTTGAATGTTACATCATCCCCATCTCGTTTTAATATTTTAAGTGACATCATATTTTTTAATAATTAAAAATCTTCTTCAAACGTAATCGTTTCGTTCAATTTTGCTTTTTGGTATTCCATTGTTCTTGATTCAAAGAAATTACCTTTAGTTTCAACCGCAATTTGTTCCATGAACTTGAACGGTTGTTCTACATTAAATTCTTTACTACATCCGAATTTAACTAATAGACCATCCACAACAAACTCCAAATATTGTTTCATCAAGTTTGAGTTCATTCCAATTAAAGAAACAGGTAATGACTCAGTAATGAATTCTTTTTCAATTTCTAAAGCTGATAACAAAATCTCTTTAATTCTTTTTTCAGATGGTTTTTCTTCACAATGGTTATTCAATAAGTGGATTGCAAAATCACAATGTAAGTTCTCATCTTTAAAAATCAATGAGTTTGCGTTACACAAACCTTGCATAATACCTCTTGACTTCATCCAGAATATTGAACAGAATGATCCTGAAAAGAAAATACCTTCAACCGCTGCGAATGCTACCAATCTTTCTTGGAAAGATGAATTATCAATCCAATTAAGTGCCCATGTTGCTTTTTTCTTCACTGCCGGTAAGTTCTCAATTGCATTGAAACACTCGTCCTTTTCTTTTGGGTTACTAATGTATGTGTCAATCAACAATGAATACATTAATGAGTGAATGTTCTCCATAGCTAACTGAAATCCGTAGAAAAACTTAGCCTCAGGATATTGTACCTCACGGTAGAAGTTTTCAGCTAAATTCTCATTTACGATTCCATCGGAAGCCGCGAAAAATGATAATACATTCTTCACAAAGAACTTTTCATTATCGGTTAATTTTTCCCAGTCACGAATATCATTCGTCAAATCTACCTCTTCAGCCGTCCAAAACGCCGCCTGATGCATTTTGTAATATTCCCAAATATCATTGTGCTCGATCGGGAATATAACAAACCTATTAGGGTTTTCTACTAATATCTTTTCCATCTTTTTATTAAAATTAATTATTTTTTGTTTCTTCTTTTTGTCTTTGTTGTCTTTTCTCTAATAACTCTTTGACTCTTAGTCTTTGTCTTTCTTCTTTTTGTTCTTCAATACCTAAGAAAGTCATAGAACTCTCAGTGTCAATGTCTAACATTGCATTATCGAATTTACAATTCTCAAACACAACCCCGTCATCACCAACCCTTGATTTAGTAATTGCAATTGTTGCCAATTTCATTTCTTTTTGTTGTAGTGTCTTTGCTACCGTAATGATTACGTGTCCAACTTGTGCTTTTTTGATTGATCCACCCATTTGGTCAGTAGTTACAACTTCCGAAGAAATTGAGTTTCTGTTACCTTGTGTTGCGGTCCAACCCACTAAATCCATTTCGTGACACATCGCCTCAAATGCTCTCATTACAGATCCTTCACTCTTCCATTCATCACCTAAGTTCTTATCAGGAACCACACAGTCAATGTAATCAAGTAATACCATATCAATCTTATTACCATCCGCAACCATTTTTCTAATTTGGTTCTTGATTTGTGACATGGTTACCGTATCAGATGGTAATTTATTCATGATTAACTTATTCGGCATTGACTCCTCAATCTCTCTAACCTTTGTAATAACCTCTTCTCTTTTTTCTGACAATTCGTCAGGATGAATCTTAGTCCAAAGGGTATAATGTTTTCTTTGAATTACCTTTGGATTATCCTCGAAAAAGATCTGAAGTACGTTGTTTCCCATGTTAAATGCGTGGTTCGCAATTTTAGTTAAGATAGTCGATTTACCTACACCTGTTGGTGCTAAAATTACTCCGATCTCACCTTTAGCTAAACCACCTTTAAGTAGTTTATCAATACCAGGGATTCCCATTGGAATTGGGTGTCTGTAATCATCATCAAGTACCTGATCCATGTTAGAGAATACATCCATCGCACTTGTGTCTTTTGCTCCGACTTGTAATGCTCCTCTAACCATCTCTTCAAGGGCATCGTAGTTCTCAAATTCACCACCATCGATGATTTTTTGAGCCTTAGTCATAACCTTTTGTAATTCTTGTTGTTTACAGAATTTTAACGCCTTTTCCTGTACGAAACCTACGCCATCGATAGGTGCGTCCTTTATTTTCTTGATTGTATCCAACACTACTTTGGATGCTATCTCTTGTTGTAGTTCAGATTTAGTAATCTGTTCTAATGTTTCAAATGATGGTGTATGATCGTATTTTGTATAATACTCTCTAATCATTTGGATGATTATTTTGAAGTACTTATTTTCAAAATAATTGTTCTCAATCACATCAATGATTGAATGTGAAAATTCTTTATCTAGAATAATTTGATTAAGTAATTGTAATTGGAATGTGTTTCCTAGATATTCGAAATTTTTGTTTGTCGCCATAATTTTTCCTTCTGTTAGTAAAGATAAATACTATTAGTTTTGGATAAATTCAGGGTAAAAATAATTAAAATCTTTGCCTGAAAAAATGTCAGTCAGGCCGTTTAGTATCCCTTTTAACTTTGGGCGTAGGTCTACGGTGTATCTTACCTTCGGAGGGTACACTTTAGCATCAAACGTTCTCTGACAAATTGTCATGTCCCCAAGCTTAATATATAGGTTAAAATTTTCTTCACCATCAGTAATTGATGTGTTTAAAACCTCTGGATTCTCAGAAATTTCATATTTATTGTCCAACATATAGACAACCGAACGCATTTTCAAATCATATTGTAATTCACGACACAACATACCAATGTGGTCATAAAACTCCTCAGATTTGTGGGCATTTTTGTTGAATCCCTTAACATTAAAAAAACGTTGTACTACAATGTTATCATTACACATTAATAGAAATTCAACTTTTGTTACATCTTGATCTCTCATCTTGTTTTGTTTTGTTTTTTACTTTTTGTTTCTAAACTTTGTTTTTTCTTTTCTTGATAATTTTAAAAATGGTTTCAAAAAATTAACCCAAGCATCATCCCCTTTTGGTAGGTACTTGAAGAATCCGTCATCCATCATCATTCTAATTAGGTTTCTATGTCCTCTTCCGTCGGGATCCATCGACTCAGAATAATATTCCCTAACCATTTCTTTTCCCTCGTCATCAATTAAAGGTTCCGACAAATCTACAATTTTTTTATTGATTTTAAAAAAATCGTCACCCATAATCCCTTCTTTGGTTTTACCACTGAGTAAATTTCCTAAAACAACATTTTTCTTTTGTTCTTGTAATAATAATTCACCCTTTGTTAAAATATCGGTTAAAGATATCTCTGAATCAAGTATCTCAGGAAAAAATTTAACTAATGTTTTCTCACCCATTAAACTTATCCCGTCAATGTTGTCCGAAGTGTCACCAGCAAGAATCTTAAATGTCATTACATTATAATGTGGAATTGCGCAATCTTTAAATTTAATTTTATCTCCAAATTTAAAATACTGTTTTGTCTGTGGTGAATAGATTGATACCTTTTCTGAAATTAATTGAGTTAGGTCTTTATCACTTGAGAATATTGTTTTCTCTTCGTCTAAAGAGATTTGACAATAGTATGCGATAAGATCATCGGCTTCCGAATTTTCAACCTCCAATTGTCTTATAAACATATCCTCAAGATACTGCTTAACTCTTGTTTTTTGTTTGTTAAATGAATCAATCTTCTCCTCATTAGGAGAAGATTTACGATTCATCTTGTATTTAGGGTATAGTAGTTTTCTTTGTGATGAATTAGTATCACTATCCCAAAAGACCATAACTTTGTTAAAGTTAGTTTCTTCTAAAAATTTACGGACTGTGTTAAGGAAATGCCAGGTCCCACCAATGTGTTCCCCATTATTATAGAAATCCTTAACTCCGTGAAATCCAATTTTTAATAAGTTGTTACCATCAACAATTAGTGTTTTGGTCATTTAATTTTTTTAAGTCGTTTGTAAATACTTTTTACTCGTCAGAATCATCATCAGATTCGTCCAAAGAATAATCTGAATATCCTAATTTTGTTTCCCAATAATCTGAATATTCTTTCTTATAGTTATCTAATGATTCTTTTGTGTCTGCAATATAACCTTGTGGTACCGCAATGATCTTACCATCTTTATATCCTAAACCATTAACGTGATTCTTCAATATAGATATTTTTGTTCTAATTGCAAACGATACTTTTCTACCATTCTTAGTCGCATCAATGTGACTAATGCCCGCTTTCTTTTGATTACCAAATAAGAACACTAATGATGATGCCAACCATATTGCCTCACCACCTTTAGCCTTGATTTCAGGTTGTCCAAATGGATTATCAGGAAGTAAGACCCAAGGTTGATTTAAGATCACTAAAGTGTTGTAATAAGGATAATCTTCTTTTTTAGATTTTGAAATTCTTGAGTGGATTCCCATTCCGATCTTATCCGCTAATACTTTTGCGTTGTGCATTCCACCACCTTTTCCGTCAAAAGTCATCTGACAAGGAATTGATCCAATACTATCCCATAAAAACAAAAGATTATAAGGAATGTCACCTTTTTCTTGTGAGTCAATAATATCGTTGATGAACTCTGTTGCTTGTTCAATTACATCAAATGAGTCGTTAAATATAAACATACCGTCATACTCACCATCTTCATTTTTTTCAGCCTGTAACCCTAACTCAATTGCGTGTTCCCAAGACCATTTCTTTTCAGTAATGATAAGAACAGGTAAGTGACCTTTCTTTTGCGCATCCGCAGCCGCAAGAATCATTGCCGTTGTTTTTGAAGTATTTGAGTGACCCAAAAACATATTTATACCACCCATAATAGGACCAGGTAATCCACATGATTCCAAAAACGCCTCACCACAATTATAAAAACTTTCGGGTTTGTACTTTGTTTTTGTCGAGAACTTACCTTTGATCGTCTCTAAAGATATTTCTCTTTTTCTTATCGCCATGTTATTGTGTTTTGATTTTAAAAAACATAGACACTCAGTATGTTCAAGTGTCTATGTTAAAGTTTAATTAGAATGGTAAATCTTCGTCAACCTCCACATTAGACTGAGGGTCTGACATTTTACTTTCAGGTTTTGAACCCCCACCCATAGAAATTTCTTCTTCTTGACTATTTAAGTAGATGTACTTTCCTGCGTCAGTGTCCCAACGTGGAGTTTCTCCTCTTGCAATTGCTTCAAGATATTCAACAGGTTTTTTAGAATATACGTCCTCCCAAGTCAACTCATCGTTGATCCAAGTAGAAGCTTGTTCAGCGTCTTCATGTGTTGGTGTTGGATCGTCATACATTACGGTTTGAATTACCGTGTATGTTGCACCTTTTGGTGTCTTTGCCTTTGTAAGTTCAAGGATTAAGTCACGACCATTGTCTGAATCGGTAACATCACCTTTAGCTTTCCAAATTGGAATGATTTTATCAAGGATTCCTTCTTGTTTGTAATTGTGTTTAAATCTCCAAAATTTAACACCGTCTTCTTCGTGGTCACGGTCAATTACTTTAACAATATAAAACTTACGAGCTTTGTATTGTGTTGCTAATTGTTTGTCGGATTCACGACCTGTAGACATTAACTCATCGTATACCTCATTCAAAGGTGAACGTTCGTTATCATTTTTTCCTGGATCGTAGAACTTTTGCCATTTACCATCAACATTGATTTCGTGGAACCAAACTTCCTTAAAAGGAGATGACCCATCAGTTGTAGGTAAAATACGGATTGTTCGTTGACCTTGTTTTTCGCTATCTTTAAGAATTGCCGCGAAATACTTTTTCATTCTTTCTTCTTGTGTGAATTTTGAAGTGGAAGAAGAACCACTTTGTTTTGAACTCTCATACTGAGCCAAAACTGCATCTAAAACATTGTTTGTCGCCATTGTGTATATATTTATTAAAGGTTTACGTAGAAAATATAGTTATAAAAAGTAGTGTAGTCAATAAGGTTTTTAAAAAAAATAGAGAGGGACACGGATGTCCCCCTCAAAAGTATTACATCATGTTTGTGTCTTCGTCGTCGTAGTTGTTAAATGATGTTTCAATATCATTTGTAGAGTAGTTGTCAGCATCATCAGTAGTTAAAACATATTCATTTTTACCTGATTTTTCCATATCTTCTTCTTTATCTTCAAAGAAATCAGATAGTTTTTGATTAAATGGTCCTGAGTCTAAACTTCTTAATTCTAATTTTTCTTGTGGAGTTTTAGGTCTAAATTTATCAAACTTAGCTTCTAAACTATTAATTGTAGTTACCAAAGTATCCATCTCACCTAATCTTTCCTCAAGATTTTTTAATTGTGTAAACAAGTTGTCAAAATATTCCTCTTGTTTTTGTTCCATATTTTTTTGAGAAGCAACTAAATCAGTAACATCTAATTCTTCTTTGTTACCTTCTTCCTCACCCTCATCACCAAGTTCTTCAACTTCAGGATCAGTCGCAATATCAACAGGTGCTGCCGGTGGAGCCGGTGCAACTGCGTTAGGATCAGCGGGAGCCGCAGGATCTACAGGTGCTGCAGGAGCCGCAGGATCTACAGGAGCCGCAGGATCAATAGGAGCCGCAGGATCTACAGGTGGAGCTAAAGCCGGATCTAAAGTAGGATCGGCCTGTTCCATTATGTATTTATTAATAGAATTAAATCTACTTATTTCATTTAAAATTTTTTGATCTATTGCCATGATTATCCGTTTAATAATTGTTTTATTCCCGTTTTAGTTTCAACTTGGATTTTTTTGAATGTGTTCATAGTATTATCAACTCTTTCAATTAATCCGTCTTTTATTCTAAGTGTGTAACAATCACCAGTATCTAAGTCACAAACTTCTTTGTAACCATTACCCTTATCTTTTTCCGACACTCTTGTGTTTTTACCCAAGTAATTGTCTAATATTAATTTTGTGTCCATAATAGTTTTTATTATAAATATCTTGTTATTCAATAAAATTAATTTAAAGAGTTATATACTCCAATTGCTTGTTTAACTTTATTTTGTAATGTATTTTTATCTTGTTCAGTCATTTCAGTATAAACATTGTCAGGTTGGGTACTTGGGTATTTAGTAACATATAGTTTTACAATGTCTTCTTCAGCAGTAACATTTTGATTAATTAATGATATTATACCCTTAAATTTACTAATAGCAAAATCAATAAATTTTTCTGCGGATATAAATGATACCACAGGTATATTCAAATTAGTCCCTCTTGATAAACAATAGAATTTTTTATTAGCCGTTGACGCTATTATAGCTCCGTAAGTTTCCGTTAAATTTATTGTACTATAATTATTTTCATAAGCCTTTAACCCACTTGATGATGCAGAGTCCAAATATATAAATGAAAATAAATAATAAGACAAATCTCTAAAATTAGGATTTACTGATGTCGTACCATTAGTTGTTGTTTCTTTTGGTATTCCACTTGCAACAATTCTATCACCAAGTAATTTCTTAAAATCTTTATAAGAAAGTTGCGTTATTGCAGGACTATCTAATGGTGTATACCCAACATACCCACTATTAATTTTATCGGAACAATCCTGATTCTTAGTTAAAGTATCAGTACCAGTTACGTTAGATATAACGTTATTTTTTTGGAACACAACATTATCACTTGATGTTTTTGCCTTTTCCTCGTTAGATTTAACTTGTTCCTGTAATTTAGAAATAATGTTTAAACTTAATGACTGAATGAAATTATCTATCTTAGGTAAACTATAAAAAGGTTGTCTAGTTCCTTTAAACGATGTGCTAAACTCACCTTCACTAATTTGGTGTGTTACTGACGTAATCATGTATGGTCCTGAGAACATAGGTATGTTTCTAACATTAAAATACATCATCGGTTGGATAAGGGCGTTACCCAACATATCTACAGAACATTCATAACTTCTATTTCTATATAGATTATATAAAGATACGTTTTGTGAACCCGTACTTCTATTCCTACTTTGGTTTGCCATTTGATTTAACATTTCCAAAGATTCTGCGGTAGGTTTACCAACATCTTGACCAACACTAAAGTTTTTGAAGATTTGTTGATTTTGATTACTAATATCAATATTGAATCCTACAACCTTATTTGATTTATCCCAATTCTTTTTATTTGCTTGGCTTTCCACTAATGGATTATCACTTGCTCTTCTAAGGTCAAATGCATCATCTCTAAATCTGTAGTCAACATTGTCTTTCATGTCAACATATTGACTAGGTTTGTTTGCATAATAACATAAAAACTTAGGTGATGTGTTTCTATAATCTACATTCAAGAACGTACCCCAAAATGAATTTGCAAACTCCGTTGATCCTTCAGATCTTGGGACAGGGTTTTTCTCCGCGTCTTGCGCATTATAGAAATTAGCATAAGCAGGTAATGGGAAATAAGTGAAATTATTTTGAGTTAATATTGTAGATACAATATCCAACATATTATTCTTATATAGTGATCCTTCAATTAAATCTTTTATTTTAAAGATATCAATATAAACTTTTTGTCCAACATCTCGACTTGCTCTATCAAATAATAATACGTCTTCAAACATTGTTTTACTTTTAAAATCACCACCAGCAACCCAAGTATCGTTGAACGCTTTGAATGTTTCCCACATCTCAACTCTTGTTTGTTCTCCTTCAAGTTGTGATCTATTACCTTTATCCCCCTCAATTGTGACATTTGGTAAACCAGCTCTTACTCCCGTCATTAAATTTGAAATAACATTTTTAAGATAAGTTTCAGATTTATCAAAGTATTCGTCCATAAGACCGTAGAACTTAACCCCATCCACACTATTACCTAAATTTTGAACAAGAGGTAGAGTAGTTGTGTTTGTTGTCACTTGTGAACTTGATATATTAACCGTACTAATAATAAATTGTGGATCATTAGGGTTAATTGTTGTCGAACCAAAATTGGCTAGTATTCTTGCCTTAACTAATTGTTCATTAGTATTAGATGATGATGAGGCATCATCCCCAATATTTATAATCACACCATTAGGATCTCTTAACACAACATATTTAAAAGGTCCAAATAAAAATACGGTAAGTGTATTATTGTTTTTTAAAGTTACAACCTGTACTGCTTTACCACTCATACTAGGTGGTGGTGACAATAAAGGGTTTGGTGTTGGCGTTGGTAATGGAGTTGGTATTACAACGTTATTCGTTGGGACCTCAAAATTATTAAGTTTTTGAGTTGCATATAACATAATCAACGGAGCAAAATCTTTAACATTCTTTTCCGTAAATTGAACATTTAAATCTATAAAGAAGTCCGTAATGTATGAACCGTTATCAGAATAAACCAATTCAGGTATTTCAGAAAATCCAACATATTTCTCCAACGCTTTCCATGTTTCAGGATTTGCAGTTTTAGATTGAGCCAACGTAATAGTACCACCATTTGAAGGTAAACTACCTGTTGTTCCTTGATTGTACCCTTGATATGATACGGGGTCAACCAAGAATTTTGTGGAGAACGTTAAGAATGTTCTCC